AGGGGTACAGATGCGCGAGGAACAAAAGCCTCTGCTGCATTAATTATATTTCCCGCCTCATCAACCTGAACTTTAGGAACCCCAACCACATCATCAACTACATCATCTATAACAGCGGGATATTTTTCTCTTAATTCATTAATTTCTCTAGCCGCCGCTGAAGGCCGCTTATCAAATTTTCTTATATATTCTGGAACATTTCTGAGCCTGTTTACAACGCTACCGGGCTGAACCATCTCAGCACCTATAGCCGCTGTATCACCAACAAGTTGCTTCAACTGGTAATCACCACCCCAGTCTGCAAGACCCTCACCAACTACGGGGATATCGCGTACCCCAACTTCAGGATCAACTCCTGCGGCCTCAAGCGCCATACCTGTTCCCGCCTCAACAGGCTGACCAGCAAAGGCTTGACCAGCGCCAGTTACGGGGGAGAATACCCATTGCATACTACCCATCATTGTGTTGAAGGCTCCCATTGGGAGATCACCAGTCATTACTTTAGACAGGCCATCTTCAACGAGCCTTGCTCCAGCCTTTCTCTGATCCTCTGCGATATTAAACGCCTCGCCTATTGGGTTGGATATCATTCCATCCCAAACCTTCCCTATCCAGTCACCATAAGTTCCAGATTCATTTTGGGCATCCTCCTTCCATATAGCCTGTTTTATCCACTCGTCATGGTGAGGGTTAGCAGAATCATAATCAAACTCTACATCTAGAACTCTTTTTCGACCCTCGTAATCTACCTCAAGTTTCACTGAAGTACCTTAACTTTAGGTTTGCTAGGTGCGCCTGATTTAAATTGACCCCCAAATATTTTATCTAAGATGTTTTGATTTTTCTTAACATGAACCGCAATCTTGGATATAATATCCCTTAGTTCTGGGCGCTGTTGCATAGCCGCTAATGGCCCAACCTTGTTCATTAACTGTAGGGCTTGTAATCCTCTAGCCTGATCTATACCCAATTCACTCATAGCCGCAATCGCAGCGATTTTAAATGAATCTGTTAGGTTGTTTTGATCCTGAACTGGAACATACCTATCGGTCGCGCCAGCATTACCTAGTGCTATATCCCTATCAGACATAAACACATAGGACTGGCTGGGGTCAGTAGCCTCTAAGTCAATTACTTGTTTAGTAGAGGGGGCATTTACTATACCCGCTGTGATTCCATCCTGAACCTTTTTAATATCAACACCAGCAGTAAATGCTTTTTCAGCATATTTAGATAACACCTCTTGCTCCCTCTGCATGGTCATGCCCGGAGTCATAGGGGTAATTTGACCATCTTCTGTAACATAAGTACCAGCGATATTCGCCTCGTTTATTTCTTTCAATGCGTTGTAGATAAATAATTGCTCAGTTTTGTTTTCAGTAATTTTACGGATTTTCTCGTCTATTGCTGCCTGATCTTTATTGGCTGCTCGTAACTCCTTATTGACATCTCTTTCTTCTTTTCTTATCGCCGCCTCTTCACCCCTAGCGGATTTACCCAAGGCGTGTGCTTGTGATGCTGCCGCTAAGTATTCTTTTCTTATGGCGTTTTTTCTAGCAGGTGACAAAGCAGAATTATTTATATCAGATATAGCCTCTGCAACTCTATTCTGTACTGTGGCGGGTGAGGCTTCTCTTATAAGCCTAAGATGCTCTGTGGATGCCTTATCATAAACAACAGCACCCCTAGCCTCGCTTGCGGCTACTTCCTGCTCCGCTACCTCTTTTCTGTCAATACCTATAAACGGCATCATTTCCTTCAGGAGCCTGTATTGGGCTGGCCCAGCATTAAAGGCTCTCCCAATCGTCATCAGTTCATCTTCAGTAAGCCTACCACGCTCCTTGTATATCTTGTCTACCGCTTGCATGAAATCAATATTAATCTGTTTGTCTATAGCGGCAGACTGGGATTTACTGGACGTTCCGTAATTAGGGTAAGATATATTTGATCTATAATTTCTACCAGTAAGTATAGATATACCCCTGAGAAACATCTCATGCTTTTTACGATCTTTATCTTCCTGCGCTCTAGCCTGTAGTGTTTCAGGACTGGGTGTGGAGAGGTCTATCCTTTGCTGTTGTATATCGTAAGGTTGAAAACCCTGTAAATTAAACTCTGCCATTATTTATTATACCTTCTTCCTAAGAATGGATTTAATGAGCCTTCAGTCTGCACCAGTGAAGGGAATCTTCTTTTAAGTTCAACCATAGGAGTGCTTTTAACTTGGAATTGCCCGGGCTGACCTTGACCGGGAGGTCTGGGTGCTTGCGATCCCTCACCCCCACCCTGCGCCATTCCAGCCATTGCATCCAACTTCTCTTGTCTGCGGGCTTCTGCTCTATCGTATCGTCCCTGCCCTTCTAAGATATCCCTTGAAGAATAAACGCTGCCAGAATCAATGGTAGAAACTTGCGGGTTTTGCATTATAGGATCATACCCTAATTGCGGAACTCCGGGGGCTACCATATTGGGGCCGCTAAACCAAGATTGCGGAGTTTTAGTTGTTGTAGTGTTGACTGATAATCCAGTCATTGCCTCTGTTGGCTTAACCCCAACGCCAAATCCCACATCAGGCTTTTGGAAAACGCCCCCACCGCTCATTACAGTACCCCGTAATTAACGTGTTTGATACCCTCAATCTCCATCACGGCATCAGGTCTGGTGATCTCAATCTCTTGAGCCATCACGCCTCGACTTCTAGTGTTGGAGCCTTTGAAGTTATAGGTGTAGACGTTATGACCATTCCAAGTTCCATCAAACTCAATGTTCTCCTTCATCCTAGAGTCCGACATTCCGTAGATAGATGCGGCGATACCCACTGCTTGCCCAAGTTGATCTAAGCCACTTGGCCCCGGAGAGGTCTGAGTAGTAGTTCCACCATAATTTCCAGATATCATATTCATGTAGTTAGCCAACTGCTGTTGTGGTGCAGTCGCATCGTACTGGTATCTAGCCATATCCTTATCCATAGTTTCTTGGGTCATTGCTCTACGCTGTGCGCCCACATCTCCCATAGCGCCATACATATTAAGAGGTGCGGCCATGATTGATGGATACATTTGGGCGTAGTTCTGTGCGCGATCCTGTGCGCCACCATAAGCCTGATAAGCCATCTCCGCGCCTTTATCCAACATCTGTTGGTTAGCCTTTGCGATAGCCATTGATTGAATAGTGTTACCCCTCGAACTTCCACCGGGTTGATACTGAACCAATGACTGTCTGATACCGGGTAACACATTAGTTTCAAGGTTAGACTTCATCTGTCTACCAAGATAGTCCATGACAGGTGTCATTCTAGCGGTATCTACATCCGCTCCTAATCCCTGTATAAGCCTGTTCTCAGCAGCCGCCTGTTGTCCAGCAACTCTCGGCCCCATTGTATATCCAAGGGTAGAGGTTTGACCCGCAGTCTGAGCAGGGTCAAATCCTGCCATTGTTTCCTTGCCATAGTAGGAGGGTGCGCCTCGATTATAAAGACCTTTAGCCTGTTCAAATCCAGACGTTAGGTATTCTTTCTGTGCTTCCCAAGGCTCAGATGTTGATGTGCTTACTTGTGTTCCACCGCCGCTCATAATTTATTCCTCATAATTTCTATCTGCCTACATGTCGGGGCGTGCTAGGTGAGCGTCTTGCGCCACATAACTAGCGCCAGTACCACCCGGCATACTAGCCGTGGTTGGAATTGCGCTGTTCCATATCATCGAAACAGGACTCCCTGTAGAAAGATTACCCCCCAGAATTGCTTTGGGTTGGACCTTTAACAAATCTAAGGCGGCTTGCTCGATCCTTGCCTGTGCTTGGTCTTGTGCATAAGAGCCACCATAGCCATGAGTAGCAACCTCAAAATCCCTCTCTAACTCTGGTTTATAATCAATCAATCCTTGGGTAACGTGTTGGTTGATGATTTGATTTGCCATTTCCGCTTGAAGTTGAGATGGAACATTTAAAACAGGGGAAGTTGTCGGCACCGCAGAAGTGGATGGGTCGGACATGATTACTAATTCTTCAAGTGTATGCCCTGTATCTTCCCCCTGAGTTCCCAGCACTGGAGCATCGGCCATGAAAGGCGTAAATACTGCGTCGCTGTCTGAAGAGGAGCCTGTAGATATATTACCCACTGGGGTGTACGAAACACTACCGCTAGAGCCTCCGCTATAGCCTCCACTGGAGCCTCCGCTATAACCTCCACTGGAGCCTCCACCGCTAATACCACCACCAGCGTGGATGGTGGGGGGTTGGTAGTAAAATAGATTTTCAGGGATAGCGTTGGGGTTAGTCCAAGGCTGATACTGTTCGTGTCCAAACATACCCCCCGCTGGCATATAACCAGACCAATCTAAAAGACCTTGTGGGGTATACTCTGGAACTAACTGGGGGAAGAATGGGTTAGCGGCTGCGGCGGAACTTATACCACTCCTACTTCCACCACCTTCTGCGCTTGCTGGTTCAGAAATAAAGTCATCAAAATATGTACCGCTACCATCTCCGAAATAAGAATCGTATGCGTCCGTGCCGGGGAGAACTTTAGTATCTCCCGCATCCCCGTAAGTGCCAGCATAAAGTTCAGCATCCTCCGCTGCGTGAGCGCGGCCAAAAGCAGACTTACTTGTAGCGCCTTTGTCTATCCAATACTTACTGTCCCACGCGGTAGGATCAGATTCAATCTTTGCCCATGCCGCCGCAAGATCACCCCTAGAGTCTACATATCGCTCAAAATCGGATGAACTATATTCCCCCGCGCCAAACTTGGCATACTTTTCTGCTGTGCTTTCGCCTCCACCCATTAGTGCATCCTCTCTTTTAAGTCTTTAGTAAAGACTATATATGAATCTTTCCAGTCTGGTAACATTTTTTTCCATCCTTTTCTGCCCCACAATTCCATTGCTGAACAACCAACTCTAAGGGCGAATGCCTCTACCATATCATTGAACTGGCTGTGCGCCTCGATGAACTTCTCTCCAGATATAGCAATGACTCTTAGAATTTTCTTCTGTGGGTATGATACTATTTGAGTAACCATTGCTAAAGTAATACTGTTTTCCTCTGTTGCTATCCATAACTGCATAGCGCCCTGAGTTAAGGTTTCCAGATAATCGTCAGGCTCAAACTCCCCTTCACTTCTTTCTGTAACCCTAGCCAACATTGGCCCGACATCATTCCATAGGTAAGCGACATCTTCAGGTTGTATTAGATGTGCTTTCAAAATTCAAACCTGTAGTGGGCTATGTATGATCCATCATCCCTATAGTTCAAACCTATCGACTGGTTCTTCGTAATCTTCTTCACCGCGCCGATCTGATAACCGTCCTCTGTCGCTCTCAACTGAAGGGGTAGGTCGTATCTTGATACGGCGTAGAGGGTGGCTATCACGACTCCAGCAACGGCTATCTCCGTTTCGTACTCCTTGTACCAATGAATCTTCTCTCTCTGACCGCAAATATTTACTGACCTTCCGTTTCCTGTGCCTACGGCCCCCATTTCGCAAGCGATGTCCCCTAATGCTCTAGCGTATGCTGTATCTGATTGTAGGGAATACTCACTGACAATCACAGGCTTGGATGTGGCTAACAATGTAGCCTTCACTTTTTCTCTGAACTGTTCCTGAGTTAGACCAAACCCAGTCTGAAGATAAAGCACATCCGCATGAGTCACATATTCTAAGGGAGTCGTTGGGGTCAAATGTACCCCGATAGGTTTGTTCGTGTGTTGTTTTAAATCTTGGATTAATTCGTTTGTTTGCGCCGCTGTCCAATATTCATCAACCTCCAATCCGATAACGTAACCGTCAACCCTTGAGTCCAACCTTCGCACCATCTCTGCGTTATGGGCTTTGTGTGTTGATAGTGGCAAAGCCGCCAAAGAAGGGGAATCATCAGCCATTAACCACATGATAGGTTTTAGACCACGGCTGTTAAGATGGTCTATCCTTTGCTCCCAATCTGGTTGGGGCCTTACATTCCCTACACTATCATCATCGTTTCTAGTGTACAGGTAGATATGGGTGTCACCGTTATTTAATAACGAGTTCTCCATATTAGTACGCCACTGGTCATTAACATCCTGACTTAGGTATGATAGACTCATACCCGTGGTGTTCATCTGTAGAAATGAGGCTCTACTACCGTAGATATCTGCGTTAGAGGACTGTCCAAGTAGTGTAAGGATAAAGGCCGCGACTACTGCCCCAGTTCGTACCATCTATATATACTCCGCTTTGTTAGGTGCTACAACTGCACCCATGCACTGGTAGATTCCTTATAAAAATATATTCCCTCACCAGAGCCGGGGTCCCAGTTTGTCCCATCTGCATACCTGATATCACCACCTCTAGGTTTAGCGGGGGCGGTATGAGTCCTCTCTAGCCTGAAGGTGGCTTGATTGAATAGAATATCGCCTAACCTCTTTAGTTCAGTGGTTAAGTATGAACCCAAATTCTCTTGGTTTATAGGTAGGGGGCTTGGTTGATAATGGGTTACAGACTTTACTACTCTGTCTTTATATGTAGCCATTAATAACTCCTAGAACCTCTCCTTCCCGCATCGTCAAGTTCAATCTCATACCCATCTAGCCGCCAGTCAAAGTCACCAGTAGATTCAAATTTAACCCCATAAAGTTTTCCGCTCTTCCTAACCGACACTTTAGACTGGGTATCTGGATTAAACGAAACAGCGTCTGACCACGACACCGCCTCCTCTGTGGAGTTCTGGGTTCCAACATAAACATTAACTGTATTATCAGAGCCAGTCACTTCCATCTTGGGCCAGATAGCCTTTATACGTTTTACCGTAGAATGATCTGGCTGTTGTTGGGCGGTCATGGTTATACCAGTCCTCTCTATAAACGAGGTCATGTCGGTAGTATCTTCACGGTTGCCAGAGGCATTCCTATATAGTTTCGTATCTGTGGGGGATGCCATGACTAGCACATTCTCAGACTGTGACCACGTTTCCGTCCAAGTTCCTAAGGCACTAGACCACGTTGGTATTGCCGCTGCCCATGTAGTAAAGGCATTTGGATCGGGGATTGTTCCGTACCCAATATCGGCTAAATCTGGTATATCACGAATAGTGAATGCTTTGTTAGTCCAGTTCCAGACAACAGCCTTATTACATTGATTCGTTGCGCTGGTTGGAGTGGGGAAGCAAGCCCACATCTCAGTGTTGCCATAGTCAGCAACTACAAAAGATTTCTTAAAGTTAGAACCATCTATCTCACCGAATATATAGTCCCTTATTTTATGAGGCAGAATTGATTGTATTCTCTGACCATCGTTAATATATACATCACCATTGCCAAGGAAGAAGTGACCGCCATCAAACTCAGCCACACAGTTTTTAGACAATGCGCCAACTGAGGGCGATAACTGATTA